CTTTAGCTTCTTCATGGTGTAATCCTTCTAACATCTGAATAAACATTTTTTCTTTTTGTAATTTATTGGTAGCATTATCAGCGCCTTTTACAAAATGCCATAGTCTTTTAGATTCGTTTCTTAATAGACCATGTTCAGTTCCAATTGGAGCTTCGTTTGCCATGTATGGTGGTTCACCCTCTGGTAAATCCCATGCAATATTAGGGTCAAATGCTCCCTTTAATACTTGTTTAAGAGGTGCGGATTCGTGTTCTCTCAACACTTGAATTTTTTTAGGTTTGTCTTTTGCGTTATTAACTTTTTTTAGAATTTCAGACATTAGTTCTACTGTCTGTCCCATACCAGATGTGCCTTGATTATTTTTCATAGCAGCTGGGCTCATTACATGTGGGTGTCTTGCTTGTTCGGCCATAATTTTCTCCTTCAATTATATTATGTATTCGTATTATTATTTATCCATCAGAATACCATATAAAAAAGGCAGGCGCCGAAGCGCCTACCCTCAATTTTGGTAAGATTATGCTCTTGCGTAACCTTGTGTACCGAATAAAGCAGTTTGACCAGCTGCGATAACAGCTTTTGATGGTGTTCCTACTCTGTAAGATACTCCAGCAGATGTTCTATTTTCATAAATCATCATACCTTCATTTCTCAATTTACCCACCATTTGTGCTGGCGATTTAAGGTCAAATGTGTTTCTTAGTGATTTCCAAGTTACAGTATTGCCTTTTGAAAAAAGGTTTCTTACCTTTTCAGTTTTTGATAGTTTAGCTTTTGCCATTGTGTTTGTCTCCTTCGACTTTTTATTAAAAAAATTAAACATAATTGTTCAACTCTCCTTTCATATTTGAGTTTAATGTACTCCTACAATTGCCAAGCAAAGCGTACTTTAGTAGTTTGATTGGCGAATTCTTATTTGTCATTATCTGGTTCAAAGTCAGGTGTAAAATGTATATCTGCCATATCAGCTAAATCTCTAACTTCGTCCTCTATGTCTTTTGAAAATGGTTTATGTGGTTTATGTTTTACATCTAACACTTTAGAATAATCTAGTCTAGCCGATTTACTTTTACCACTTGTGTTTAATGTAACCAATTTGTCTGTTAATTTCTGTGCTGGATGTGGTTTATTAAAGTCACGGTAAACCAGACCTCTAATTGTGTCTATTACAAGTGCCAAGTCAGCCGTAAATGCCAGTTGATTAGTTTTAATACCCATAGTTACAAACTTATCTAATAATTGATATGCAATATCATCAACATTTCCTTCTACAAATTCTTTAGTCTGTTCTTCGACTAAACGAGCATGTTCTTTTGGGTCAACTGGATGCTTAACTGTTTCTTTATTAGCAATTTTGTCCGTAGGAAATAAAATAACATTATCACTCACTAATGACTTCTCCCTTGAAGTTTACTTTACCTTTATCGGCATAGTATTCAATTAATTGATTATAACCACCAACCAACTCACCATCAATTTTAATCTGAGGCATAGTTCTAACAGGTTTACCAATGTCTTCTAACATTGCTTCTGGCGATTCAAAAGATTCCATTTTCTTTTCTTCGTATTCAAGGCCAAGTGTTTTCAACAAGTGTTTGGCCTTGTTACAAAATGTACAATTGTTTTTACTATAAACTATTATCGACATTTTTAGTTTCTTTCTTTAGATTATCCCATGTTTTCTTACTCTCATCATTTAGATTGTAAGCGTCAACAGCTTGTTCAACGGTGTAGTTATACATCTTGTTAAACTTGCCAAGAGGTAATCTCATACCAATCCATGTTCTATAGTAACCATTTTTTGTCATAGTTACATCTTGAGCAAAGATTTCATAACCTCTCACGGTTGTTTGTGTAATTGTATTCACTATAGCACTTTCGACTTCCGTCACTACAGTTTTAGTTTCTGTTTTACCAAGTTCTTTAATGAATTGTTTTGATTCTTTATTCATTTGACCCTTGATAATGTCTGCCAATTCTGATTTAGCCATCATTTTAGCTTTCTCAATTGACAATTGTAAATCTGGAGAAACAGATGTTGCAACACCATAGATACAAACTTTATCATTATCTTCACTTGTCCACATAGAAGTGTCGCAAGCTTTAGACTCATTAATATTAGCCATGTACCATGAAGGCACTTTGTCAACAGCAGTACCACTCTCAGATTTTATCTTATAGGTACTATTCATACTAGAACAGGCACTAAGACCTACAATAGCTACTAGAGCACCTAACTTCATTATATTATTTTTCATCATAATTTATCACTTTCCCTTACATTATATATTAACTCTTGTAGAAAGTCAAGCGTGGATTGAACATATGTCCAAGCGTCTTCACTAGATACATCATAAAGTATCACCAATACAAGAGCAACAATGATTAAATTTCTAATCATTATTTCACCTCCCATTCACCATTAGTATCCAAACATACTTTTCCTGGTGTTTTAAAAGCATGTCCTGACCGACTATAATGTCGGCAGTATTCTGGTGTGTTCACATCAACATAATAAAATTGAGAAAATAATTCCCAATAACTAGGACCGTCATAAGCTTTACGACCATCACTACACTCCAAAATTTCTTCTTTGGTAATAACATCACCAACTTGTTTAATCTCAACCTTAACAAAACAATACTGTCCATCTACTTTGTCAGGTTTAATTGATATAATCTCTGACCTTAAAATCTTTTCACCGCCAACTGCAATACCTGATAATAGTAAAAACAGTATCAGTACAAATGACCATGTCATATATCTTCTAAATCTTAGTCTAGGATCCATCATATTTTTTTAACTCTTCTATACTTTGTCTTGTATTATACATGTCTTCTTCTAATTTGGCAATGGTGGATTGATTACTAGTAATTTCAAGTTCCTCTTGACTTTCTTTAAGTTCGTTCTCTAATTGTTCTATTCTATCTTTATATCTATCTGACATGTGGCTTCTCAATCCATTGACCGTCTGGTAGTTGACAAGCAGTACCAAATACTACCTCTCTCTTAACGCCTCCGATACCAACCAATGGCCAACTACTTGTGATATCTACTGTTGCGTCATAATCTTTACATTTAATAGGTCCTTGTGTGTATGACCTTGTAACATGAATAATGCCTGAGTTACCTGTTTTACCATTGTACCAATTTGTGTAACTAGAACCTGTACCACTTGTATTCAAATGGTCTACAAACACGGCATTGTGTACATCATAATCTGACTTATACATTAATTCAGCACCTGCAAATCCTCCCATTAAAGCACATGCACCTGTAACATAGGGGTCTGAAACACCTAATGATAAACAACCTGCAACTGCACTACCGCTACCTGCAACAGCACCAACATGAGTTCTATTAATACTAGAACAGTTACTTAGTGCCGGTAATAATAGTCCTAAGAATACTAAATGTAGGATTCCACTTTTTTTCATTTTGTCCATTGTTCGTTGAGCAAGCTGTCATGGTCAATACCAGAATAGTCGCCATAATTATCTTTATCTTCATTTTCATTATAGTTTGATTTGTCAGCTGATACTAATAAACAATCTGCTTGAATAGTATCAATTAAGTTTTGTACTTTATGGTCTCTATCAGGCGTCTTAGGGTTGTTATACTTTAATACCCTAAGTTCATCTGACATCTTTTTAATTGTATCTATCTTATTACAAAAATCACTAATCTTGTGTAACATTATTTTTCACTTTGTTAAATAGATTTTTAATCTTTAACCAATTCTTAGCATTTTGTTCTTTACCTTTTTGCCAAGAAGCTTTTTGAAACTCTTTGGTATCTGTCCATTCTTTAACAATATAGTTTTTTACTTTTGTATCAATTGTTTCATCACTCTTTGCCATTGTCATAGTCATTAAAACTGCAATGGTTATCATCATCATTGTTTTCATATTATATTTTTCTCCCTGCTGTTTTAAGGTCGCTCTTATTCACCACCATATAAGGACCTTTATTATATGCTGGAACGATAGTAAAGTTTTTACTTGCTTCTATCTTCCAAGAGTTGTCAGGTTTTGTACCACCTTCAACAATCTTATTAGAACATTGTGGACCTGTATTTGATATAGTTCTCTCTGCTATATTAATACCATAATTACCACTACTTGTCAATTGTATATTGCCATTGTCATCTACATTAAAACCTTTTGACTTTAACCACTTAATGTGTTTAGTCAAAGCAAGTTGATATGCTCTCGTAGGCTTCTTATTCTTTGCCTTACGAATTGCACCACTAGATTGATTTGTGTAGATAATAGCCATTAACTTGCACTCGCAATTTCAGGTTTGTTTTTCTCTGCCATTACTTCAGCATATGATTTACCAAAACCTACTTTGTAGAAGTAGTCAATTGGACTTGGTGCCTGATAGCCAAGTAATAAGTTAGAGAAGTTAATAGCAACACCCTCATAATATTGAGGTTTATTCTTTTTTAACTCAATGTGGTCTTTAAAGAATTGAATACGATTGTCGTATATCTCTTTCTTGCCTTTAGTGTCTTTAGATTTAGCTACTGAAAATTCAGCATTTAGTGTTTCTTTCGAATAGAAAGCCATAATATAATCCTTTTGTTAGTTATTAGTCTTAATTGTATCACAATTGCCTACAAATGGCAACCCATAAAAAAAGCACATTTTTACTCGCCTTTTTTACTTTCTTCGTCTAACCACTTCTCAAATTCATTCACTTTTTTTAAATTATGAGCAATAGTTACATCACAAGCTTTGATTGATTCGTCTATTGCACCTAATACAATCAGCTTACGAATTTTTTTAACATCATCAATATGGTTCAGTACATCAATCACTTTTTATCTCCTTTGGATTGGTCTTCCGAGTTCATTAATAGTACAACATAGTGTACTGCTTTTAACAGGTCTTTTCTATTCCTGCCGTCTTTCTTACCAAACCTTGCAAGGTATTTAATTGCATTGGCCTGACAAAAATCTTTGTCTATACCACAAGACCTTAATAAGTCTTGTACTTGTACACCTTCTTTAACTTGAGCATAGTGTTGACCATAAGTTGATTTAATATAGCCTTCTATCTCTTTTAGTATTTTATCTTCATTGTATTTCATAATATATTTCCTTTTCGTTAAATTCCTAGACACATTATAACAGATTTATTGTCTTTTGGCAAGCTATTTCCTCTTTGCAACCAATCAACAGTTTGTTCAAAATAAAAGGCTTCATCTTCTTTACCTTCTTTTTTTAATTCTTCAGCTGCAATTTTGAAGAATTTAAGTACACCCATTTCATTAGACATAGTATCTGGTTTTGTTTGATACTTACCTGGTCTTTGATTTGACATATCTATCCTCATTCTTAAATTCTGGTAGATGATTTAAATTTGCATATCTACCGTTTTTATCTATTGCATAGGCTATTGTAGCACTATGTTCCTTAATTGTTTTTGCAAATAAATTCTTTGCTTCGTTATAAGTCTTAACTATGGTTTTGGTACTTCTATCAAGTGACCTCCACTCTAAAATAGAATACTCTACAGCATTATCAATAATACTTTGTTCCCATTCGTTTGGTGTGTTATCCATTGGTCATCTTTACAGTTCTAGTGTCTGATAGGCTCATTTCTTCCATTTTTAATATCTTCTTCAAATGTGTCTTACAGAATTGAACAGGTATAATACCTAGTCTACCAATTAGAGTTTCACCTTTTTTGTGTTTGAATGGTTTAGAACAAACTGAACATTTAGATTTACTCATATTAACTATCTATCCAATCTGTCGCTGATTCTTCTTTTTCTACACTTTCTAATACTTTATCTATCTGTGCAAAGTAACACCAGTTAGAACCAAATGTTACTGCACCTGTATAATTCAGAGCCGTATCATATGTTTGAGCATTTAAAGAGTTATCACTCTCAGCCGCTATATCTGTCGGTTCAGTAGCAATACCAATATTGGTTATAGTTCCTACTCTACCTTTCATGTCTTGTATTTTATCGCCTACATTAATTATCATAGTTAGTCCTTTTGTTAGTGTTTATTTTTAAATAAGTATTCTTTGTCATAACTAAGACCTAGACTATAACAGATATAACCAGTATCCGTTTCTTTATCTAAATCTAAAGATTGTAAAATCCACTTGATTGATTGTTCTCTGTTCTCAGCACCAAGTTCTAAATTCTTTTTTACTTGACTTTCAAATTTTTCATAAGTTTCTTGTTCAAACTTCTTTTCGTTTTCAATTTCTTCATCTGCCCATGCACCATAAGATTTCAGTTCTTTTTGAAAC